TTACAGCCGGTTTCCACTTTCCTGTGATTCGCCGGCTTTCCATGCATCATACGCCTGCCTCGCGCGCGCCTGCTGGCAGTTCACTTTTTGCGTCACCAACCGCAGGTTTTCGCGCTGGTTGTTGAGCCCGTTCCCATCAATATGATCGACAACGCCCATCTTCGGCATCCCCATAATGAGGCGATGCATATAGACGTGGCGTCGGCCGATGGTTGTCCGAGCGTAGGTGGTCAAAGACCCTTTCACGTTCAGGCCGTACCAGCGGTAGCAAGAGAGAGCTTCGTACTGGTCTTCATCGACCAATACTGACTTATCCGACAAACCGCTCAATTTGATTGTCTTCATCGTCATATCTTAGCAGCCGCGATTCGCTTGCCAAGCTCAATCACGACGCGGGTTTGATCGACGTATTTCACGCGGATCGCCGCCACCTCCACCGTCTTCCATCCGAGAATATCGGCAATCTCCTGGTCGTTCAGGCCGGCCAGCATGCAGCGGGTCGCGAACGTGCCCCTCAGGTCGTGGAAGTTGCGCTCGACCTTGCTCGCCGTCTTCGCGTCGTTGAACCGGCTGCCGAACCCTGAGGGCGTCCACGGCTGCCAGTGGCTGTTCGATAGAATCGTATCGGGCAACGGCTTGCGACGGTCGGGGCGTTTGGCCCCCATTGCCGCAGCATGCCGGTCACGGATGCGTTGAAGCAGCGCCTTCGTCTCTTCCATCATCGGGACGCGGGCTGTCGCCTTGCCCTTGCTCTTGCCGGTCTTCCACAGGATCGCATGCTCGCCAACGGCCGACCACGGCAGGCGGATAAGATCGCCCCGTCGCAACCCGGTCAGGCTGGCTAGTTCGACTGCCTCCTGCATCTCGACGGAAGCGTGAGGCATGAACGCCGCAAAGTCCGGCGCCTGCCAGATCACATCCGATCGATCCGCTTCGTACAGCCGGTCGATCCCGGTCAGCACGCTAGGGGGCAGCTTGCCGCGATCGTGCGCCCACGATAGCAGACGGGTAAAGCAGGTGATCGCCGCATCTGCGCTGCGCGGCTGGTGCGCCCACTGGTCGCGCCATTCCAGCACGTCTTGCCGAACCCGCCGATCGGTGAACACGCCCAGAGGCGTCTTGCCGAACCGCATCGAGATCCGATCAAGCCATGTCCCGTAATTGACCTTCGTTGCCTTCGACACACGGCCCCATTCGGCGCTACGGCGAAACTGCTCGATCAGGCTGTCGATCGTCTCGACAGTGACGGCGGGTAGCTCACGCCGTTTTTCCGCCGCGGCATCAGTCAGCGCAGCCGTGATCTTTGGCCGCTGGCCCTCGGCACGCAGGATGCAGGGACCGCCACGCCAAGCATACACATACCAGACGGCGGGCTGGCCGCGTCGCAGCTTGCGGACGATGTGAAGCCCGGCAACCATCAGTTGACCTGTTGCGCCTTCCATGCGTCGTAGGGGCTGAGCGCGACGTTTGCCGTCTCCGCCGGGAGGGTGAGGATCGATCCGTCTGGGCCGATCTTGACGCTGCCAACCTTCACGCCGGCATCCCGCACTGCTTTGATGGCCCGCTTGATCGCGACTGCGCTCGGGTATTGTGCCTCAGCCATGCCCCTTCACCTTATCCAGCTGTTCCAGCAACCGTCGCTCCCATTCGGGATGATCGCGGGGCACGTCGCGCGGCTTCATGGCATCCGGCACCCGTGGCGCGTCATACTGCGGCATCATGGCTGCTGCTCCTTCAGGTAGGCGCGGACGGCGAGGCCAAGTTCAGTCATCAGGCACGGCGCCCAATTGAATTGGATCAATCCCCGCCGGTGTAGCGCTTCGGCGCTGCGTCCATACTGGAAGCCCAGCACGACCGTATCGAAGCCGGATGGCCCCATGCTTGGAATGACGGAACCATCGCTGGCCATCGCCTCCCGCTGCGCCTTCGTGAGGGAAGCGCAGATCGCGGGCACGTCGGGGGTCATGGGCGTCATGCGGCGAGCCTTTCGAGATGCTCGGCGTAGGCGCGCACCCCAGACCACTCGTCAGGAGTGCCGGCAAACAGCCGAAGCCGATAGCGGTGGTGGTTCTGCGCCAGGCTGGTGCTGTCACAGCTCACGAACGGATAGTCGCCGCCCACGGCCACGCCCCGCAGCATGTGCAGCGGATGCCAGCGGTTGCCCATGAGGGCCGCGACTTCATCCATGCGGGCGCAATAGGCATCGCAGCCCACCGGCTCCCGTTTCGGGTCGCCAATCCATCCGAGACAGACGCGGTCGTACCGATCGCATAGACGGGCGAGGCGGTCGAGCGGCCCATCCATGTGCCAGACTGGCGCACCTCGCGAGCGACCGTAAGGCCACTCATTCAGCAGGCCGTCGTTGAGCTGGGATGGCGCAGCCGGCTTGTCCGGGATCACTGCCCAGCGGCCGGGCACGAACAACCGATCCGCCAACCACTCGTAATAGCTCGACCAGTCAAGACGACCCGCATCCATAGGATCGGCGCCAGCGCGGACGGCCTGCATCCAGTATGAAAAGGCCCCGTTGTCGTACATCACAAACGGCGCCTGACCCTCGACAGCATCCACGCTATCCGGCCGGAAATAGCTAACGCAGAATGCACGCGCCCCGGCAGCGGTCAGGGCCTCACGCGGGGTCAACGGCGTGCCATGATAGACCAGCGCCATCACAGCCCCACCCCCTTCTCATTGTCCATTGGGCGTGTCCCGGATGGAGGGGTCATGCGGCGAGCCTTTCGGCAGCGCGTGACGTGAGTTTGCAGGTGCGCAGTGGTTGGGAAAGCGGCGATGAGGAGCCGAACACGATCTGGCGCGGCGTCTCGAATAGGATCAGGTCGGCGCTGACGGCGGCAAGCCGGTAGCCTAGCCGGTCCAGCGCCCGCAGTTCGCGCCGATTAAACCAGCGATTCATCTGCTCCCGTGACCGGAAAGCGCAGCCGAAATGGTATGGCCCGGTCATGGAAGCATGGCCGTCTTCCATCGCAATCCCAATCTCGATCCACCATGGAGGGCAATCGAAACCGTTTGGATCGGACCAGAGCTTCGGGATGCCGGGCCGATACGGACCACGGCCATACTCATCCTGTACGCGAATGACGACGAGGCCCATCACTTCCCCCCGTCCTGCTGGCCGATGGTGGCGACGAAGTCTGGCCGCTGCTCATCATTGGGACCGCCTGGATAGTCGTCCTCATCGCGATCGGCGTCGAAGTCGTCGCAGTCGGGCGAGGGATAGCCGCATGCGTCGCAGCTTACCGGCCACATCTCATCGATGCGCTCCTGACAATTCGGACACCACAGGCCGTACTCGTTGCGGATGAACGTCACGCCCGCTCTCCCACGATGGTGGCGGATTCGGGCAGGCGCATCGCATCCAACCGTTCGATGCTGTCGTTGACCCACGTTGCTCCGTCAGGATCGCTCTGCTGCGCCTTCCACATGGGATGGCACGGGGCGACAGGACGGATCACGTCGGGCGAATGGCCCTCGTTGAACTCGTCAATATCGATCAGGACGCCGTTAACGCATTCCACGTCTTGCCCAAACTCGGCATGAGGGAACCAGCCGTTCCGGCAATGCTTGCACCCGCTCACGCCCGCTCTCCCCCGATGGTGGCGGCAGTACCGCTGTCCTGGAGGGAGGCGAGGGCTTCCTTGCGTCCGGCGTCCTTGCCCGCTTGATAGACGAGGTTGCGGCTGGCCGTGATCTGCACGGAGATGTCGTTGACCGACCGGTCTATGCCCTCGATTTCGGGGATGCCCCCGCCCGTTGCGTGGCATGCAATCATCCACAGCTTGTGGCGAAGCTGCTCGTACGCCTCGTCCTCCCGCACGCTCGCGGTCGCGGTGGCCTTGGGGGAGGCGGCGAGGGCCGTAAGTGCTGCGTCAACAGCGTCTGCGCTCACATGCCAGCCATGATGCCTAAGCCAAGGCGAAAGCATCGTTAGGGCCATCTGGTTTTCAGCGCTTACCCCCTCCCCGCTCGTCAGCCCCTCCACCGGTGGGGCGGCCTTTCGTTGCGGACAGGCATTCGGCGCGATGACAGCGTTTTCGCGGTTGGTGGCGAGGCAATGAATGCACTGCGCTTCGCCATGCCCGACGCGCGATGGACCATACTCATGACCCAGTACCTCCCCCGCACCGGCCATGTCGGTAGACGCGAGGGCGGATTTCAGGCGAGCGTGTGCAGGATCGACGTGACCCATGAAGTCGCGCAACGTGCTTTCCAGATCCCCGTCCATCCATTCCAGATCGTCCAGCCGATCGGAAAGGAATTGCGCGGTGGCCCGCAGTTCATCTCCCCCGCGTGCCGGGGTGGTGGAGCGTGACAGACCGGCATCCCAACCGTCGATCGCTTCTGCGGCGCTGTAGGCCAATGGGCTTTCGTGCCCGCAGAGCTTGCAACGAACCCATTGGATTTCGCCGTCGCTCGACGTGCGCAGTTCTCCGACGTCATCGCATTTGGGACACGGCTTCAGCGCCCTCGTGACCTCTGGCGTGCTTTGGTTAGCGGGCATGGGGATGGCTCCACTTGGCCTCTACCGCCGCGATGATCTTGCAGCAGGAGGCGCAGTCGGTTGGGTTTTGGGTGGTGCGTGCGTCGCAGATGTGGCGGGGCATCAGCGGTCTTCCCGCAGGCTGTTCAGCAGATCGTCCGTGATGCGCTCGCCGCGGTCCTCGTCGGCCGGGCCTTCTGCGGCAGTCGGGTTGTCATCCGACAGCGTGCCATCGTTTGCCTGAGGTTCGGCGTGGCCCAGCAGGGCGGCGGCAGAGAGGGGCTGTGCCTGCACCGTAGGCATGCCGCTCATCGGCTGGTAGTCGCGTGCCTCTTCCGCAATATGGAGGCCCTTCAGCACGTCGCTGAAGCCGTCGCGCAATGCGAAGGCACGGGCACGCATCTGGCGCATGCGGGCTGGGTACTGCGACCACGGGCCGCTCTTGCCGGCGAGGCCCGCCTTCTTTGCGTCCTCCATGCTGAAGCTGCGCACGATCGGCGTAGAACGGCCGACGCGGTTGAGACGGCACGTCGCGGTGTTTCCGTCGTCGGTTTCCTCCATGTCCTCCAAGAAGCCGGACGCCTGAACCAGTGCCAGCGCGCCATCGCCCCACAGCGAGGGATTGTTGCCGATGACGGCGATTGACTGAAGCGCGGCGAATGGGGTCAGGCCGACCTCGGCGCCGGCCATGATGCCGACCATGATCTTGTTCTGATCCTGCCCGTAGGCCTTGGGCGTCATGCCCGATGCGGCGAGCGCGCCTGAGAGCTTCCACGCCTCCTCCAGCGTCGTCGGCACGAAGGCGGCGAGCTTCTGACCCGATGCGACGACGATCTTGCGGGGGGCGGGCTGTTCTGCGGCGGTGATTGCGGTGGCCATGTTCTGGTATCCTTAAAAAGGGATTTGATCGTTGCGACTGCGGCGAGCCTGCTCATCTTCGCGTCGGTATTCCGCCAAAGCGGCTTCGATGGTCTGCTTGGCGCTGGCGATTTCGCGGGGCTCTGGGACGCGAGCAGCGTCAACCAATCTCTCAAACTCAGCAAATGTCAGGACAATGGCCGTCTCTTCGCCTAGTCTGCGGAGCCGCCCGTTCTGAACGTCCCCGAGATACGAATGGACATCTGATAGCTTTGCGGCGAGATCACGCTCAGTGTCGCGCCCTTCGGCTGCTGCGGCAAATCCTCGCATCCACCAGAGCGCATCAGCGAGCTTATCGCGCGCATCTTGCATGTCGATCATGCTGCTTCCTTCTCAATGAGTTGATCGATTTCACGGCGCGCCCAGCCGCTGACGCCGCACACGGCGGGTTCGTCAGCGTAGCCGGGCCAGCGATCGGCGCTGAGGCAGTCGGCAAAGGTGCGGATTGCGCGGCGATTGAGCGCACGCCCGTATTCCAGATCCTCGTCGCTGAGCGTCCAAAGCGCGACGGGAAGGTAATCGCCCGGCTGCCAGCCCTTGCCGGGCTTCTCAATCACCGGGTGAACGTAGAGCGGTGGGCGCCTGCCCAGCACTGCTTCGATGCCGTCTAATTCCAACGCGGCCGACATGAAATAGCGGTACTTGGTCACGTCGGCCTGAAAGCCCGCCTGCGACGCATCGGCCGCTGTCTTGACGTTGATCCCGCACGACAGGTTGTCGCGCAACCAGTCCGGTCGGCAGCGCAGCCACACGCCAGTTTCCGCGTCCTGCCATGCCAGCGTCACCTCGGGTCGCCCGTCCGATAGCAGCGCATCGCACGTCGGGTGATCGCGCATGGCTTTGACCATGGCGTCGATCTGGTCGCGCTCTTCGGCGCTGACGATCGTACAGCCGGCCGCTTCCGCTGCATCCGCATCGGCAATCTCGCCGGCCATCGCCTTGCTCTTCGCGCGGCTGAACCCTTCCGGCGTAACGTGATAGCAATTCCGGTCCTGCCATCGCTCGGGCAGAAGCAACGCGTCATGGAAAGCCGAACCCAGCCGCAGCGCGTCGGTCTGCTCCTGCGGCTTGCGGTTCGGGTTGAGCGGCGAGCCCTCCCAATAGTGCCGCGGGGTGCAGCCCTTGGCCTGGAAGGCGCCGCCCACCAGTTTCTTTAGTCCGGTCGAGCTGATCGACGGCGATGGGCAGATTTCGCGGCCGTGATAGTCCTCGTTGCTGATGTCGGGGTACGCGCCCGGTGCGGTTATAAGGGGCGCGTTCACGACAGCACCGCCCACACCGCGAACGGCAGGAACAGGGCGCAGGCGCACAGGAGCGCCTCACACGCCAGCCGCAGCGCAGTCCACGGCTGCCCATGCTCGTCCACCATCGGCTGCAACCGCCCCCGCGCACGCTCGCGCTGCCATGCGGTCCCGGCATGGCGATAGGCTTGATCGCCCTCGCTCGTGTAGATGCGCGGCTGCATCACGACACCCGCTTCAGCGGCAGGAACCGGCCACCTTCCCCACGCTCGCGGGGTGCGGTGTAGCGGGCGAGTTTGGCTTCGAGGCGGCGAATTTCGTTGGCTCGGCCAGCGGCGAGAAGCCGCGACTTTGCCAGCTCGGTTCCTACCTCGTTCCATAGGTCGCTGAACGTGTGCACGCGCTTCATCAGGCGCGCAATCTCCGCATCCTTGGCGGCAATCGCGGCGTCGTGCTTGGATTTCAGGATGAACATCATGCCCTCCACGCGTCGGAATTGAGAGACACCGGCATCACACCGACGGTCCGCAGCTCGGGCATCGACCACAGGCTGTGCGCCTGCTGCTCTTCGCAGCGCAGGTCGTCCTCGATCAGGTCCAGGCCCTGGTCGATCCGATCGGCGCCGTAGGACCACGTGAGGTCGGCATTCAGCGCGCGCATGATTTCCACGCGGCGGGCGGTGGGCAGCTCGGCGGCAAGGCCAAGGATCGTCTGTACGATGTCGGGGATCGACAGCTTGGCAGCGTCAGCCGCCCTTATCGCGTCATGCTTCATGGGATTGCTCCATCAGGAGGTCGTCGCGGCGGGATTGAGCACGCCATTCGCGCGCCTCTTCCTGCATCTCGATCCAGTCGGTGTGGCACTCGCCCAGCAAGCGGTCGTCGGTGTAGAGTGCTAGCGGGATCTCCACCTCGCTACCGACCGGCGCGATTGAGATGATCTCAATCTCGTCCGGTGATCCGGGCTCTTCCCATGTGTCGGGATAGCCCTTGGTTGCGCTGTAGATGACACGGAGGCGAGCCTCGACGTCATCGCCGTTGCGATCCTCCCACACGAAGGTCGTTGTCAGGCGTCCACGCTGGCTCACTTCCCCTCCCCCTGCTGACGGGCGGCTGTGGCGGCTGAGCGGAGGGCGGCGACGACTTCGGCTTGGGTGCGCTCGGAAGCATCATTCCAAGGCGCAACACCGAGGTAATCCCGAACGCCAATCACCGGAACGAGCGCATCCGCAAACTCGTACATCCTGTCTTCACCCACAACGTGAGCGAGCGCGCCTAGAACGCAGTGGCATTCAGACGAGGATGACAGCGCATAGATGGATACGGTTGGCTCTCCATCGTCGTCCTGACCGTATGCGCCTTGTATCCACGCGCCTTCTGGCTCGATCAAATCCGCCGCACGCTCCAGCACGTCCGCCACCTCTTCCCCGGTCATGGGGGTGCGGGGGGTCATGCGGACACCTGCGGAGTGTGCATTTCGGCCATCGCCTTCTGGCACAGCGCGGCGATCTTGGCGTTCGATGCGGCGCGATGGGCCTCAACGATTGGAACGGCCAGCTCCCAGGCCACATTGTACATGCGCCGGCTGCTGTCGCCGCTTGGCACGCCCAGCTGTAGGCCGTCCTGCTGACGACCGAACGCGTCGCGAATGTCAGGCGCCTTGTAGCGCGTCTTGGCCTCTGCCAGCTCTGCCAGCAGCTTATCGGCAGTCTCGACCTCGCGATACGCGTAGGCCAAGTCGCGAGCTGTCTCGAACGAGATCATGCTGCCTGCTCCAGCGCGGGCACGGCGCACGGCAAGTATGCGATCGGCGTGCGGTTCTCGGCAGCTTTCTCGATGGCCCGTGCAAGCGCCTCGCGGACGCTGGTGTCGCTGCTTCCCGACGAGCAACCGATGCCGTCTCGGGCGTGGCCTGCATAGTGAACGGTCGCGGTACGGAGGATGCGGTCGCCAACCGGCATGCGGCCGAGCGCGATGCTGGTCAGATCGTTATCTGCTGCAACCTTGTCGAGGTATTCCTCAAAACTGGCCTGTGCCATGTCGTCGCTCCAAGCCGCGTCGTTGCGGCGTTGAAAGCAACATGCGACCATCGCAACAAAAGCGCAAGGGAAAAAGATGCGACAGTCGCAACTTTCTGCACGCCCCTTGATAGGGGTCTTGTTTTGTTCCAACCTGTAACAGGGAGGAGCGAGTCGTGCCGGACATGATGATGCAGCGATGGTATCGCGCCACGTGCTTCGGAAAGCCGACCGGCCCATGGCGAGACCGACTGCGCGAGGTGCAGGAAGACCTAGAGGCCGACAGCCTTGGCTCCCGCGACGAGTACGGGCAATTCTATATCACGGTGCCCGGCGGCATAGAGCGCCGTAGCGCTTGGGTCGAGTTCGAGGAGGCGTACAGGCCCCCTCGGCACATCACATGCGAGCTGCGCGCCAGATCACGCGCCCGACGATGGTGAATGCCTGGTCGCCGCCTAGCACAATGTCTTTGTGCGCCGGGTTGTGGGAGCATGGCTCCAGCCGAGCCGGTGTCTCCTGATACCGCTTGTACGTCGTCTCGCCGTCCTCATTGATGACGACGTAGAAACGCCCTGGAAACAGCGCCTTATCCTCGGGATCGACAAGGACGGTTGCACCTTCCTCGGCATACTTGTCCATGGAATCGCCAACAACCTGTAGACCGAAAACCTTGCGCGACATGAACGGCTCGGGCGACGGCATAATGCCGATCGGCCGCTGCATCGCCTCAGTCCACTGCCCGGCCTGCACCTGCCCGATGATGGGGATCGGGTGATAATCCGAAGGCTCGGGCACATCGCCTTCCTGACGCAGCACCTGCCGAACGATGGCCATTTCCTCAGGCGTAAACTCGCGCGTGCCTTTGCTGTCGAGCGACTTCGACACTTTGTCCGGGTCGATGCCTAGGGCATTCGCCAGAGCCACTTGCCGCATGCCCTTGGCCTTCAGCCGCGCTTTGATTTCCTGACGATCCATCAGCGCGTCATGCGACAGCTTGCGATGTACGCAAATGCGATCATCGCGATTTCTCGCTTGCAAAATACTTGCGATCATCGCATGTTCTGCACATGGAAACGCCCGCATCGAAACTCATCGACGCCTTCGGCGGCACTAGCGCCACTGCGAAGCTGGCCGGCCTGCCGATCTCCACAGTCCATAGCTGGAGGAAGAACGGCATCCCGCAATCGCGCCTGTCTCATCTGCGCCTCGTGGCCAAGATCGAGAAGCCCGCCGTGGCGTTCGACGCGCTGGCAGTCGGGGTTACTCCTGACGCAATGCCGCGCGCCTCCACCGAGGGGGTTCGGGCGTCGTGAGCGGCCCATGGCAGCGCCGTGAGGTCATCGGCAAGGCGACCCTGTATCTGGGGGATTGCGAAGCAATTCTTCCCAGCCTGCAAGATTGCGCTGACATCGCCTTCACCAGCCCACCCTACAATATGGGCTTGGTGCCGGGCGGCAATGGACGCGGCATGTACGCGCCGGGTGCAAACAACAAGGGGGGTCGGTTTCGCGATGGCTATGGTGCCTTTAAGGACGCGCTGCCACAGGACGAATATGACGCGTGGCAACGACGCATCCTCTGGATGCTTTACGATACTGCTCGTCACGCGGTTTTCTACAACCATCGTCCACGCGTTGAGCATGGTCTGCTTCGTACGCCGCTGTCCGGTGAATATGGTTTGCCTTTGCGGCAGATCATCATTTGGGATCGTGGCACTGGCATTGACGTAAATCTGCGCAACTTCTGCACTCGTCAGGAGTGGGTGCTGCTTTTCGCCAAGGCTCCTTGTTCGGGGAGCAGGCAGCATGATCGCCGTCACCATCGCCGCTTGGGTCGCCGTCAGCTTCCCCACCGGCCTGCTTCTCGCAGCCGCCATCCCGCCCACGACCGACGACCGCCAGCACGGCGAGGGGGAGCGGGTCCGGGGTGACGTTCAATCTCATGGGAGTGTCGAATAATGGCCACCCGCGCAAACATCTTGGGACAAAAACCTGTTCTGCCGAAAGGTCGCGTTGCGGCCCTACTGTCGGCAGGCTGGGCACGCATCATCGCCACGCACGGTAAGGGTGTGCTGGCCGATGCGCTTGACGTGTCTGAAAACACCATCGGCAATGCTTTGGCGCAGCGCACGACGCCGGAACTGCATACCGCCCTGAACAGCCTGTCTGTCGACCCGACCGCGCTAGACGAGTTACTGGCAGGCTACGGCTTCCGGCTATGTCCGCTGCACAGCAAGGCCGCGAATGATCTGGCTACCGCGGCCGGCGTCATCGGTGCCATGGGGGAGCTGGTCGAAGCGCTGTCTGACGGCGTGCGCGATCACAACGAGACGTTGGCCATCGCAACCCTGTTGCGCCCGCATCTGCCGGCGGTTCAGGCGATCGTCCACGAGGCTGACATGCTGCGGGGTGCAGCATGAGCCCTATCCGCCGCACCCTTGGCCTGTTCCGCATTCCGGAACCCATGAAGGCTGATCCTTACGGCATCAATGCAGCGCTGGCAGAGCGGAAGGCCGCTCGCCCGGCCCGTCAGGCTGCCGCCAAGCGCGGTCGGGAGAGCCGGGCATGAGCAAGGAGATGGTCTACGGTCGCCGCAACACGCGCCGCACGCATCTGCTTCCTCCGATGCAAACACTGGAATTTGATGAGCGCTGGGAAGCTCGCATGGGGAGCGAACGTCTGCTCGCCGCGCAGATCCGCGCCAATCAGGTGATGCCGGTGGCGATGGCCCGCTGGCAGGCAAAGCACGGGGTGTCGGCATGATCGAGCTACCCTACCCGCACAAGGCGCTCTGGCCGAACGGCCGTCCGCATTTCCTGACAAAAAGCCGTGAGACGAGGAAGCATCGGCAGTGGGCACGAGCCGCTGCGCTTGCTGATCGCACCCGTCCTGAGGCCTTCCGCCAGCTGGTCATTACCGTGTACCCGAAGCCGCGCGGCCCTCTCCCCGACAAGGACAATGCCAGCGCGGCAGCTAAGGCGTACCAAGACGGTATTGCCGACGCCTATGGCATCAACGATCGCGACCTTGCCGAGCCGCGCATCCAGTTCGGCGAGCGCTGCCAGCATGGCAAGTTTGTCATCGGTTTCGCCGATGACGCCCGTCCCATTGGCGAGATCATCAAGCCCATTATGGCGCGCATCGCCGAGCAGGTGGAGCGGTGAGCGCGATCGAGGCGGAATACGCCCTGATCGGCGGCTTGGTCTATGACAACCGGCGCATTGACGCGGTTGCCGACATCCTCGTGCCTGAGGACTTTGCCGACCCATTCCTCGCCCACACCTACGGCCTGATCGTTTCCGAGCATAGCCAAGGCAGAGCTGCCAATCCGGTGACGCTGCGTCCGCTGCTCAACGGTCATAGCGGGTACTCCACCATCGGAGGGGACCGCTTCCTTGCCGGTCTGATCGTTTCCGAAAGCGCCGCGACGCCGACGCTCGAAACAGCTCGCCTTATCGCGCGACTGGCGAAGCGTCGTCGTCTGGTGGGCGGCCTCACCGCCAGCGCCGACATGGCGAAGGACGGCGAGGCGACCGTTGAACAGATCATTGACGCTGCCGACAGTGCGATTGTCGAAGCCACCTACGACGCACAGAGCGCTGTTGAGCTGACTGGCGCGGCGTGCGTCGGCAAGCTCATGGACAGCTTCGGACAGCCGAAGAAGGGTGTAAAGTCCGGTACGATCCCGTCGATCGACAGCCTGCTTGGCCCGATCCGCAAAAAGCAGCTTGTCATCATGGCTGGGCGCCCCGGCATGGGCAAGACTGCCGCAGCCCTGTCCTATGCCCTTGGCGCGGCGCAGGGCGGGCACGGCGTGCTGTTCGTTAGCCTCGAAATGAGCGGCGAAGAGTTGGCAGGCCGCATGGCTGGCGACCTTTGCTTTGACGGCCGGGGCGGCGTGCCGCTGGACGACATCCTTGCCGATGAGCCGACGCAGGCCACAATCCGCGCTGTCGGGGCTGCCATGGGTATGCTGGAAGACATGCCGCTGCGCGTGATCGACACCGGCAAGCTGACGATTGGCCGGCTCGGCATGATGGTGCGCCGCCACGCCCGCAGAATGGCCGCTCAGGGCCATGAGCTTGAATTGGTGGTGGTGGATTACCTCCAGCTGCTTTCGCCCGACACCAAGGGCCGCAGCGCGTATGAGGCCGTCAGCGAGATCAGTCGGGGCCTCAAGGCCATCGCGAAGGACGTCGGCGTTGGCATCGTCGCCCTCGCCCAGCTGTCTCGTGAGGTGGAAAAGCGCGCCGATCGCCGTCCGCAGCTCAGCGACCTTCGCGACAGTGGCCAGATCGAACAGGACGCCGATGCGGTCCTCTTCCTCGTCCGTGAGGAATACTACCTGCGCCAGAACCAACCCGAGGAAGGCACAGCCGAGCGGGCCGATTGGGAAATGGCTCTGGCAGCCGTTGAAAACCAGATCGAGTTCATCTGCGCCAAGCGCCGTAACGGGCGCACAGGCAGCGGCAAGGGACAGTTTTTCACGCGCTTTCAGGCGGTGCGGGGATGAGCGGCTGGCTGGCCCTCCACCGCGGCTGGCGCGACTGTGAGGCTTTTGAGCCTCGCCGGGATTCCATGGCCGATGAGGACGCATGGTTGTGGATGCTGGAGCACACCGCATGGAAGCCCATGCGTCGGACCGGCGGACAGGGCCAAGTCGTCAGCCTCGAACGCGGTCAGCTGCATGTGTCTGATCGAGGCCTTTCGACGGCTTTCCAGTGGGACAAGAAGCGGGTGCGTCGGTTCCTAGAGCGGCTTGAGGCGCACAGCATGATCCGTGTGCATCGGGACCAGTCTGGGACCATCCTAAGCATCTGTAATTACGACAAATACCAGCAAAATCAGGAGGCATCGGGACCAGCAAAGGACCAGCAAAGGACCACACAAGAACAAGGGAAACAAGATTCTGCTTCTAACGAAGCAGGCGTTCCGCCCGTCGACACCGTGAAAGCCATCTGGGAACTTGGCGTCACGCTCTTGACCGCTTCGGGACAGACCGATCGCGCTGCCCGCTCCATCGTGGGCCGCTGGCGCAAGGATCACACCGACGCCCGTGTTCTTGAAGCTCTGCTCGACTGCCAGGCCCGGCGGATCAGCAATCCAGTCGAGTGGATGCCTCGTCGCCTAGCCGCGAGCGCATCCCGTCAGTCTGAGGCCGGCGCCGGGGACCTCGTGGCGCACATTTTGAAGCGGAAGGCGGCATGACGTGCCTCGCAACACCGGCAAGCCACCGCGCGTCGAGCTGTGCGACGTTCGGTTTCGCAACGGCACTGTCGCACGCGGCATCAAGCCATCGTCATACCGCTGGACGCTGGACGACCCGGCATACCCGCCTGGTTACGACTTCGACATCATCGACTGGCAGCCAGCCAAGCCGTGACGCGCGAGGGATGCACGCCCGGCAGGGGCGAGACGCGCAGCGGCTCGACGGCGCAGCCGCGGCAGCCCGGTCCGTCAGGACGCGCCCAAGCCCAGTCGGGTTCATCCATTTGCATATCGGGAGGAAGTGAAGATGGACGGTCAGAAGAAGCTTTCGAGACGGGCGATGGAGCTAGCGCGCGGCAATCTCTGGCATGCCCGCCCGCATGACCATCTTGCCCCCAAGACATGGGATCACATTCCCCAGGCCGTGACGCCGCCTAACACCGGGAGGAAGTGATGGGAGAGAAGCATACGGGGTGCGAGTGGATCGTCCCGCGCAGCCTAGCCGACATGCCCGCCAAACCGGGCGTCGAAAGCTACGAATACGTCGACTGCCTCATCCTGTACCGCGGAGAACTGTTGATGCGCCCGTGGAACTGCGAGCATCACGTCTTTGACGATGAGGAGCATGACGACTTCTTTTGCGATTGGCCGGCAGTGCAAGCGTATCGGTCGCTTTCTGGTGAGGAGGCGGCAGCGCGCGCTGCCATCGCCGCCGCCACCCCCACCGATACGAAGCCCGCGGGAGAGGGGGAAGGCGCATGAGGAAGAACGCTTACGTCCGCGTCCGCCGGCTGGATCAACGGCCTGAGCGGGTCTGGGCTTTCGCTGAGGACAGGGGCGAAACCGGCATCGACTTTTACCAGATCACCAATCCGTTCTTCGGCCGGGATGCGCGCATGCAGTCATGGAGGCGCCCCCTATGACCAGCCACGCACATCATGGAGACGCAGCATGACGACCCAACAGACGAAGGTGGATGCGCTCCGGTGCGAGATCGAGCGCCAGTGCAGCATTGGTGCCGGCAATTTCTACGTAGATGCGGGATTCGGGCAGAGCGGCTTGTGGCAGATCACGGCTGACCTCGACCCGGCCGGCCTCGCTGCCGCGCTTGACACACCCTCCCCCGAACTGACCGCGCGGATGGTGGCTTTCGTTCGAGTAGTTGCGAACTGTACCCCTACCGAGGGAAGCGAGGTTGATCGGCTGATAGTCGAGAATGCACGCGCGTTCATGGCTGAGCTTGATCCGGTGGATGGGGACCGCAACGAAGCCGAGCGCATCGCCTACGACATGGAAGGCGCCCTGCCGCGTGATCTGGTCGAGGCTGGGATCAAAGCCGGCCGAAAGATGGAAGCTGACGAGCGCAATGCCGCCCTCAAGCGCAAGTGGGATGATGCTCACGGTAGCAGCGCTATCGCCGGCCGCGCTCTTGCGGAGGCGGGGAAGTGAGGATGATCGCAGGAAGGGCGGTCAACGACCCGGAAAAGGCGGTGCTGCCGGCGATCATCTGGACCGCGAAACACGGCGCGGCGGCATCGGTCTACGCGCTGACGCTAGGATGGTGGGACTGGCACGTGACGCTGCTCTGGTCCGCCCGCCCCACCCACACCAACGAGAGGGGAGAGTCACTGTGACCCGTAAGAACAAACTTCGTGTCGGCCAGCCGCTCGGCAACCGCTCGGCATCGGGGCGCAAGCGTGACCGGGCTCCTATCCGCGTGGAGCCCTGCGAAGGGGTGCTACGGCGCCGACAGGCCTATCAGCTGGTCGCCAATGACACGGACACCTGCGACGCGCTTGGGCGGGCCTATTCCGCCGGCCTGCTGGGCACGGGTGAACACGCCAAGTCGCTGATGATCGCCGGCCGCAAAATCGCAGGGCAGTATTGGCGGGTGCTGGGCTTCCCAACCCCGGACAGTCTGGCACGCTTCCAGCCGCGTGCGCCGTCGACGCCGATGGACCCCGAGCGCGAGAAGATCATGGAGGCGGCGTTGAACGACGGCCTCGCCATGGTCCGCGCACTGTCCCGCGATCACCGCCGCGCGTTCGATATGCTGGTGATCGATCCGAACCCGGATTGTGGCCCCGCGTGGTTGGATCGGATTGTCTATGCCCACCGGCGCGGTGAGGCGCCACGGGAAGCCGACTTGGCTTTCCTGCGGCTGGCTAAGGAAGGGCTGGAGGTGCTGGCTTGAACTTCGCCCGCATTTCTGGCACTGCGTCACAGTGCGCTCATAGCGCTTCCAACCGGCCCGCCATTGTGTGGGCCTTTTTCGTTTCAGGAGCAAAGCATGGCTGGTGCTGATACACCGGCGGAAACACCGCGCAATCCAAACCTTCGCCCACCTTGGCAGCCTGGGCAGTCGGGCAACCCAAACGGGAGGCCGAAGGGAGCGCGCACCAAGCTTGCGGAAGACTTCTGCCAAGCGCTGCTTGATGATTTTGCAGAGGGCGGGATCGATGCCATCCGCATCATGCGAGCAGAAAAGCCGAATGAATATGTTCGCGCCATCGCCAGTGTGATCCCGAAGGAAATCGACGGCACCATTAATGGCGACCTCTCAGATGAGTTGAAAGCGTGGCTGGGTCTGACTTCCTAACCCTCGCCGCGCGCCGCTGGCCTGATAAGCGAGCAAGGCTTGCGGATGGATTTTACCGCATCAAAGACAAGGAAGGTAACACCGTCCCCTTTTGTATGAATGGGGACCAAGCCGAATTTATTGATAATCGTCACGGCATGGACATCGTTCTGAAGGCAAGGCAAAAGGGGTTCACTACTGTCATTCAGCTCGACATGCTTGACGACTGCCTGTTTATTCCAAACACCGGCGCTGGGGTTATTGCGCATAACCTAAATGACGCAAAGGCATTTTTTGCCGATAAAATCAAGTTTGCTTATGACAAGCTGCCGCAGGAATTTCGAGATATCGTCAGCGCCCAGCAGGATGCCGCAGACAGCATGAAGTTCAGCAATGGGTCGAGCATCCGCGTCGGCACGTCGCTTCGCTCAGGGACGCTTCAGCGCTTGCACGTGTCGGAATATGGCAAGCTGTGCGCCAAATATCCTGAGAAGGCCAAGGAGGTGAAGTCCGGCGCCTTCAACACCGTTCAGGCGGGTCAGCGTATTGTTGTTGAAAGCACGGCCGAGGGGCAGGCCGGCCACTTCTACCAGCTCACGCAAGAGGCGCAGAAAAAGCAGGACGCCGGCACGCCGCTGACGGCGCTCGATTTCAAGTTCCACTTCGCGCCATGGTGGACCGCAGCGGAATACGTTCTGTACGAGCCTGTCACGATTACGAGCGAATTTCAGGAGTATTTCGACAAACTTGAAGCCGAAGACGGCATTCACCTGCGGCCAGAGCAGAAGGCTTGGTACGTCAAGAAGGCCGAGCAGCAGGGCGGCGAGATGAAGAGGGAATATCCCTCGACGCCTAAAGAGGCTTTCGAAGCCAGCATTGAGGGGGCTTACTTCGCCAGTGAGATGCGCCGGGTTCGCAAGGAAGGGCGCATTTGCCGCATCCCGATCATGGATGCCCCGGTCTATACGACCTGGGATCTTGGTCTCAACGACAGCATGACGATTACGTTCTGGCAGGACCATGGTCTAGAGCGCCGCGCAATCGACTATTACGAGAACAGCGGCGAGGGTTTCGGCCATTACGCTGCCGTCCTAAACCGCAAGGGATACAACTACAGCCGGCACTACATGCCGCACGACGCCGATCAACGCTCGCTGACTGATGTTGCAGAGCCGCGCCGGGTGCATGCCGAGCGTGCCGGCATCAGGCCGATCGACGTGCTGAAGCGGATTGAGACTGAACAGGCTGGAATCGATGCTAGTCGGGCTTTCCTGTCGTCGGTCTGGTTCGACGAGGTGAGATGCGCCCGTTTGATCGCCTGCATGGATAACTACCGGAAGGCTTGGGACGACAAGCAAGGCGTCTTCAAGAGCTACGCGCTGCATGACGAGTTCAGCCACGGATACAAGAGCTTCGAAAGCGCCGCTGTGATGGAGCGCGCCAAGCCATCTCGCAAGATCGAATACCGCAGCCGCAACCTAGCGCCGGCATAGGAGACGCCATGCTACCCGTTGTCCCCGACGACTTCCGCAACTTCTTGCGGGGGGAGGCAGAACGCGCCCGCGACACAACGCTGGAGTCTGCCCGCGCTGTGGCGATCCGCGCCTATCAGGGCGAGCCTTACGGCGACGAGGAAGAGGGCCGATCGCAGGCTGTAACGCGTGATGTTGCCGAGGTGACGGACATCATGCTCGTCGGCATCCTTGGAACTGTGTTGGCGGGTGGCAAGGCGGTGGAGTTCGACACGGAGCCGGAGGACGTACCGGCGCCGACCGAGGAAGACCCGGAGGCGACGCGACAGATCGACTATGGCGCCGAAGCCACTGCCGCAGTCCACTACCAGTTTATGCGCAAGCAGCCGGGCTATCGCATCATCCACGATGCGGCGAAGGCTGGCATGCTCGAAAAGACGGGTATCACCAAGACCTACGCTTACCCACAGCGGCCGGTGCCCACCGTTGTAGAGGCCCCAGGTGGCGCAATAGAGGTGGACGGCGATACGCTGACGCTGGAGGGGTATTCGGTCGTTGACTTCGAACCGGTCGACGCGGCTGAGGCTGAAATAAACCCGGTGGAGGCCACGCACCGTGTCACGGTGCTGGTCGAACAGCCGCCGGTCATCCGCGATCTGAACGTCCCCAACGAATGGTTCCTGATCGCGGCGGATGCGGTAGAGTTGGATGAAGCCGTCTACGTTGGCGACAAGCGGCCTGTCAGCGTGTCGGACCTAATCGCCATCGGGTTCGAACGCGAGGACGTAGAGCCGCTGTGGGCATCGGCCGAAGACAATAGCGTCGTGCAGTCGGCTCGCGATGCCGAGCGCGGCCAGACGAGCCACAGCGTCGGTCAGCGGGTTGGCGTGCAGAAGCAGCTATGGCTGCACCACGAGTTTCCCCTGTACGACCTCAACGGTGACGGGATCGCCGAACGTCTCGACGTCATGCGGATCGGCTACCACGTTCTGAGTGTGAAGGAAGCGGACGAGCAGCCCTATAGCGGGTGGACGCCGATCCCGATGGCGCACCGCTTCACCGGCCAGTCCATGGCGGATAAGACCATGGACATCCAGCGCATCCGCTCTGTGCTGCTGCGGCAGGGGCTGGATAGCATCTACCTGTCGAATGCGCCGCGGACGTTGCTGCCGCAGGAAGGAACGACGGACGATACGATTGATGATCTGCTGACCGTCCGGGCCGGCGCAATCATCCGCTACAAGGGGGCCGTCGCTCCCACGCCCTTCGCGCAGAACGACACGTCACCCACGTCCTTCGCCGCCATGGACGCGATCCGCGGCGAGCGCGACGCCCGCACTGGCGTAACAGCGCAATCGCAGGGCATGAACCCGGACACGCTCAACAAGACTGCGTCCGGCATGGCGATGCTCCAGCAGAACGCGGATCAGATCGAGCTGTACGTCACGCGCAACTTGGTCGAGCAGCTGATGCTGCCGATGTTCGGAAAGCGCTACCGACTGATGCGGCGCCACCTCGCTCCGTTCCGCATGAAGATCGACGGGCAGTACCGCATGGTCGATCCGTCGAAGTGGCCGGAGGATCCGGACATGCAGATCAACGTCGGCCTCGGCACTGGCAGCAAGGATCAGCGCATCGCCTATCGCATGCAGCTGGCAGGCATGCAGGCCCAGCTTGCTGCGTCGGGATCGCGGCTGGTGGGCGAGCGCGAGGCGTTCAACAGCATTCGGGCCTTCGTGGACGATACGTCGCTCGGCGTCGCCACGGACTTCATCAAAGACCCCAGCACCTTGCCGCCCGAGCCGGAGGGACAGCCGGACGCCGCGACAATCGAGGCGCAGGGGAAAGCTCAGAATGAGGCCGCAAAGATCGCAGGCGAGCAGCAGCTGAAGTTCTACCATGCGGATACCGATCGGCAGGTTCGCCTTGCGGGTGTGGATGCTGATGCGCAGATCAAGCGCGAGGCGACCGATGCCGAATTGCAGCTGAAGCGCGAGCGCGCCGATGCGGAGGCTGCATTGGCAGTGCGCAGGCAGAACTTCGACATGGACTTGGCGGAACGGCGCTTTGCGTTCGAGCAGACGATGGCCCGGTCGAAGGCAGTGGCGAACGACGATGGCGGCGGCCTGCCTGCCTACCGCCCTGGTGGGGAGTTGGATCAATGAGCGAAGCCCTGACCCGCATCGCGGAGGCCGAAGCGGCCAAGCTGGCATGGGATCGCTTCGTCGCCCCTGCCCTCGCGACCCTGCGCGCCGACTACATGGCAAAGCTGACGGACGAGGCCGTGAAGCCCATGGAAGGCCGCGCCCTTACCGCCGTGCAGAACCTGTCGATCGCGCTGCGGGTGACTCGCGAGGTCGAGAACCAGATCCATTCGATCATGATGGACGGTAAGGCTGCGCAGGCTGAGCTGACGCGCGCTGGCGATATCGCTCGCCTAGAACCTGAAGCGCGTCGCTATGCAAGGTACTGACTACGTCCTTCCCGACGCATACCGCCGCCTGATCGAAGCGCAGCGCTACGTAAGCGAGGCAGATCGGTTGCAGATCGAGGAAGACGACAAGCGGGAATCGCTGGCCCACAAAATCAGGCGCCGCTTGCCGAAGGTATATTGACGTCGCTAACCATTTCTGGCAGCCGTTGAACATCGCGTAACGCGCGAACCACAAGCCGTCCCATACCGGGGCGGTTTTTTGCATTTCAGGACATAGCGAAAATGAGCCCACTCGATGCAGACGCATCGGGAGCCGTTGACGCGCGTTCGCCCGATCAGGTCGAGAACGCCGCCACGACTACCGATGGCGCGACCCCTGATCCGACGAACAACGAGATTCCCGAAGGCGATATGCCAGAGGGTGGTGCTGATGAAGGGCTAGAACCGGCTGAGCCGGCCATTGACGCCCCCGTCAGTTTGAACGCCGAAGAGAAGGCCCAATTTGCGCAGTTTCCCCCGGAAGCCCAGCGTATGTTGAGCGGCATCCTCTCACGTCGTGAGGGAGAGCTTCAGGCGGGTCAGACGAAGGCCGCAAATGCCCAGCGGGAGGCGGAAGCCACCGCAGCACGCGCAGGGGCCGAAGCGCAGGCCCGGTTTGCACAGCAGTTGCAAGCCTTCGCCTCGCATTATGCGCCGCAGCGGCCGAACCCCGGCCACTACGACGACATGCAGCAGTTTGCTCGCGACAACGCGCAGTATGAGCATGATCTAGCCCAGCATCAGCAACTGATGCAGCAGATCAGCGGCATCGGCGCGGAGGCAGGACAGCAGCTCGACGCCCAGCAGCAGCAATGGGCGCAGGCCGAAGCACAGCAGCTTCGGCAGGCGTACCCTGAGTGGTTCGATGAGGCGAAGGCTGCCGGCGAACAGTCCCGGCTCACCGCCATTGGTGCGGAGCTGGGCTATACGCCCGAACTCATGGCCCAGGCGGGTGCCAACGACATTCTCGCGCTTCGCAAGGCCGCGGACTGGAAAGCTAAGGCCGAAAAGTACGACGGTCTGATGAAGGGTCGGATGCAGGGCGTCCGTGCAGCGAAGCAGACCCCTCCCAATGCTCGGGGGCAAGCGCCGAACGCCCAGGCCGCACCGGTCAGCGTCGCCGCGCAGCTCTACCCGAACGACGTTCGAAACTGACGCGCGACCAGCGCACCACCCATCATAGGAGGCCAGATTGGCTACCATCGGCAACAGCTTCCTCGGGCTGGCGGACGTTTACCGCCGGTCCGATGGCAATCGTAACATCGTGCCTGTCATCGAAGCGCTGAACATCATCAACCCGCTCATGGAAGATGCGGTGATGATCGAGGCGAACCAGGGCACCAAGCATCTTTCCACCATCCGCACCGGCCTACCGTCGGTGACGTGGGGTCGCCTCTATCAGGGCATCCCGCAGGGCAAGTCGACCACCACGCAGGTCGAGGACACCACGGGCTTCTTCGAAGGTCTTTCGACCGTCGATGAGCGCCTGCTGGAGATCAGCAAGAACCCCGCCGCGGTCCGCATGTCGGAGGCGCAGCCGTTTCTGGAAGCGATGTCGCAGGAAGCGACGACGAACTTCTTCTATTCGGACACGGCGACGACCCCGGAACGCTTCAAAGGCGTTTCTGCTCGCTACAATGCGATCGGCGGTCAGGGCGCTGGCAACCAGATCGTTGATGCGGGGGGCACGGGCAACGACAACAATAGCATCTGGTTCATCACTTGGGGTGAAAACCAGACCTCGCTGATTTATCCGGAGGGCACCACCGCGGGTGTCAGCCGCCAGGATATGGGCCGCCAGCGCGTGCTGGATGACCAGAACAACCCGTACTTCGCCAAGGAAGAGCTGTTCCGTCAGCACCTCGGCTGCCGTGTCGGTGACTGGCGCTTCAATGCCCGCGTCGCCAACATTTCGACCGCGGCGCTTCAGGCCGGCTCCGTCGATCTGATGAAGTTCATGCGCCAGGCATATTACAGGCTTCAGAGCCGCCGGAACATGAAGATCGGCAACGGCGGGATGGTCAGCGGCGGCAAGACGGTGATCTACGCGAACCGCATGATCCTCGAATATCTGGATTCGCTCCAGACCAACAGCGGCGCGTCGGACAACAAGATCCGTCTGACGCCCGACGAACTCGCCGGCAAGGAGGTGCTGACCTATCGCACCATGCCGATCCGCGAAACCGACAGCCTCATCAGCGCGGAAGCCCGCGTCGTTGCTGCTGCGTAACGGGAGACAGGAACCATGATCTTCGATCGCACGGAGCTTTTCTCCGACCGCCAGCCGGTGACGGCTACTACCGCCTCCACCAACGTCTGGGACACCGGCGCGACCGGCACCGTCTATGGTGCCGCCTCGCCGCTGCGTCGCGACATGGGCAAGGGCGAGGAAGCGCCGCTGGCCATCCGCGTCGTGGAGTCGTTCAACAACCTGACCAGCCTCACCGTGGGCTATCAGGTCGCCGACGACGCCGCGTTCACGCAGAACGCCACGACCGTCCTGACCGGTGGGCCCTACACGCTCGCGCAGCTCCAGTCGGGCGCGGCGCACATCCTGCCCGATGAAATCCCGGTTGGCGCCGATCGCCGCTATCACCGCCTGTTCTACACGGTGACCGGCACGGCCCCGACGCTGGGGCGCATCACCGCGGGCATCACGGCCGGCAATCAGACCAACCAGGTCCTGTAAGGAGCGGATGACATGGGCAAGAACCCCAAGGCGTACACGTCGCCGGAAGACGTGCAGACTGCCGGCGCCTACCACAAGGCCGGTGACGTGTTCGTGACGGATGCCGAGCCGAACGACAACTGGACGGAAGTGAAGCCCAAGGACGCGCATGCGATCCAGGCCTCGACCGAGAAGGTATCACCGGACGTACCGCTCGAAAACCAGCCGATCGAGGCTCTGCGCGCTCTTGCGCTGACCAAGAACGTCGATGGCTCGGGCATGAGCAAGAAGGACCTGATCGCGGCCATTAAGGCGGCGAACGAACCGGCTCTGTAACGACTGAGGGGGTGGCGATGCTGCCCCCTCCACCTTTCGAATAAGGGCGGACGATGGCCTACAACCAACAGCAATTCGCTGACGGCAGCGTCCGCGAAAACGTCACCGTTGCCTCCAATGTCGGCGCGACGGGCACGCAGAATGCTACGACCGTCTACGGCGGAACCTACGTATTCAGCGCCATGGCCAATAACTGGAATGGCGCGTCGGTGCAGCTTCAAGCGCTTGGGCCGGATGGCACCACCTACCAAAACCTCGGTAGTCCTAAGACGGCAAACGATGCAACTGGCGGGACCAGCGTAACGCTCGGGTCGAATTCCGTTGTTCGCGTCAACGTGACGGCCGCGAACCCCACCGGGCTTTTCGCCACGCTGAGCCGTGTGCCGTGACGGGCTTCGTGTCGGCACCTGCGGCGTCGCAGGCCGATATTGATGCTGCCATTGCAGCCCAACAACGCACGTTCAGCGAATATGGCGGCGGCTTCATCGACTACACCGACAACGGCTACACGCAGGGCCTGACGACCGCGCTCGCGGCTGGTGTGCCGTATCAGGTTGATCGTGATCTGACTGCCTCTGCGGCCAACACCGTGAGCGTCGGGCTGCTGGTACCGGCGCTCGGCATCGGCGCAGTCGTGGCTGTCCCCCTCGCGATATACAAGGTGGCGTAATGGCAGTCGCCCTAGACCTCGGCTCCTATAGCGACATCAGCGATTATTCGTCATTGGTCGACAAAGCCAAGCTGTGGCTGGATCGCGGCTCCGAGTTGGACACGCTGATCCCCACCTTTATCGCCAATACAGAAGGCCATTTGAACCGCGTGCTGCGGACGCCTGAAATGGAAGCCTTCGCGCCGATGATGGCCGTCGCGGGGTCGTTCACGCTTCCGGCCGATTGCATTCAGGTCCGCAACCTGACTGTCGCGGGGCAGCCGCTCGCCGCGTCTTCACCGGTCGACCTCGCCACGCGCTATTACGGGCATGACAACGCCTACGTCACCGGCGTGCCGTCTGCTTACGCAATCACGGGTCGCCAAGTGCAGGTGGCGCCTGTCAATGACGGGCAGATCGCACTGTCCTACTGGCAGCGCATCCCCGCCCTGACGGTCAACCAGCCGACGAACTGGCTACTCGACAACCATGCCGACATTTACCTGTTCGGGACACTCTTCCACGCGAACACGTACATCGTGGACACCGATGCCGCGGGCGGATGGTCAACGCTGTTCGATGCCGCGGTCGGCACGCTCCAGGATGCAGGCCAGCGGGCACGCTATGGCGGTCCGATCGTCGCACGTAGCGGCGTCCGGTCTATTTACGGTGTGCGATGCTGAAGCGGGTCACGTTCGGCGCCTATGCACCGGATCTGCCGCCAGCTGACCAGCTCATTGTCGCGAAGAACGTGTACCCGGCATCCACGGGGTATCTCCCGGTCGGGTCGTTCAACGCCATCACGCCCGCCCTTCCTGGTATCACTGGCGGTAGCGCTTTCGTCTCGTCAAAGGGCGAGGCGTCGTTCCTTGGCGGTGACCGCAACAGCCTGAACCGCTTCTCGGGTGGCGCGTGGGCACCGTTGCAGGTGGCGCTGACGGCAAACCGCTGGCGGTTCGCGCAGTTCGGGGACAACGTCATCAGCGTCTATGGTGGGGCTCCGATCAGCTATGATCTTGTCGCGGGCACCTCGGCTTTCCTTGCTGGCAGTCCTCCCCCCGCTGACATGGTGGCCACGGTGCGTGACTTCGTCGTTCTGGCGGGCGATCCCAACCATATCCTGACCGTCACCTGGTCCGGCATCAACAATTCGGCGTTCTGGCCTGCGACGGACCCCACTAACCCCGATCAACAGCAATCCGATAGTCAGGACATGCTGGATGGCGGCGAGGTCATGGGGCTTGCCGGCGGTGAATACGGCATCGTCCTTCAGCGCAATGCGGTGAAGCGCATGAGCTACGAGGGTGGCGACCTCATCTTCCGCTTTGACGAGATTGCTTCGAACGTCGGCTGCATGGCCAAAGGCAGCGTCGCGCAGGCCGGGCGCCTCGTGTTCTTCCTGTCCGAACGTGGCTTTATGCTGTGCGATGGCAATGACGTCTCGCCGATTGGGGAAGAGCTGGTCAATGCCACGTTTTTCCGCGCCTACAGCCGCCAGGACATCATCGCGGGCATCTACGCCGCGGTTGACCCCGCCCGGCACCTTGTCATGTGGTCGATGCCCGGCACGCCCGGCCAGCTATGGCTTTACAACTGGGTGCTGAAGCGCTGGGCGACGATCGAGACGAACGTTCGGCTGATCTTTTCGGGCTTCACCGCCAATATCTCACTAGACGCGATCGACGCGCGGTACAGCAACCTCGACGCCGTCCCGGTATCGCTTGACGATCCGCTCTTTTCGGGCGGGAACCCGCTATTCCTGATTGCCCGCACGGATGGCGTCGTGGGCACGCTGTCCGGCACGCCACTGACGGCCACCCTGACGACGGCGCGCATGGAATTGACCTCGGGCCGAACCCGCATCCGGACTGTCCGCCCGCTAACGGATGCGAACGTCGTGTCAGTGACGATCCAGGGTCGCCCACGTGCCGGGTCAGTGCCGCTGGTGGAGCAAGCGAACGATATGCGCCGCAATGGGGAGGTCCCCATGCGCGTCAATGCGCAGCAGATCGTCGTCAGTGTGCAGATCGCGGACCTGTGGACCTATGCCCAAGGGTTTGACCTCGAATACGAAAACGGCGGACTGCGATGACTTGCATTTCGGCCCTATTTCTGGCAACCAAATAACACCGGAGCTACGCAATGCCGCGGCCGGGAAACCTCGAACCAACAGCAAATGGCCCGACGCAGGATGCGCGATGGAAGCGTTCTGCTGCCGAACGCATCAACTATTTGCTGCAACTGACCGACACCATGTCGGCGCAGATCAAGACGCTTACCGAACGCGCGGATACCGCCAAGACGCAGGCCGATACGGATCGGGCTAGGATAGGGGCTGTAGAAGACCGCGCTACGGCTCTTGAAACGAAGGCCGCGGCGTTCCGCACGGAGCTTGATGATCACGAAGAGCGCATCACAGCACTGGAGAACCCGACGCCATGACCACGATGGACGATTGGGCAGACTACACGCGCTTTCGCGATGCCTTTTCGTCCGTCATGGATCGCCGGTTTTACTCCCCTGAGTGGCTAGACGGTGAGGTTTGGTCAGGTCGGGCCCGCATCTGGTGCACCGAACAGTCCGCGATCATCGCCACGCTAAAAATCTATCCAACGGGCGCGCGCGAGGTTCATGGCCTCGTCGCAGTGGGTGGGCTTGATGACATCGTCATGCTGATCGCCGCGGCTGAACAGTGGGGCAGATCGCTGGGCTGCATCGTCGCCGGCATCGACAGTCGCGAGGGGTGGGCGAAGCAACTCCGGGGCTGCGGGTACGAGGTCTACCAGACCTGCATTAGGAAGGAACTGGCCTGATGGGGCTGTCATCGAGCAAAACGAAGCAGACGAACGAGCCTAGCGCCTTTGCCAAGCCGTACATTTCGGCTGGCGCCAATGCTCTCCAGTCGGCTTACGGGCAATCGCAAGGCGTGGCGCAGGGGATCAGTGACACACTCGCCGCGCAGCTTCCGGGACTCGCTCAGCTGGCGTTCAATCCCAGCCAGGGGCTGACTGCGGCGACCAATTACAACAACGACGTGCTGAGCGGGAAATTCCTCGGCGCTGGCAACCCCTATCTTCAGGCGCAGATCGATAGCACGAATGCCGACGTGACCGGCCGCGTGCAGTCGCAATTCTCGTCGGCAGGTCGGACGGGGTCGGGCGCCAACACGAATGCGCTCGGCCGCGCGCTGGCGCTCAACGAAAGCAATCTGCGCTATGCCGATTATGGTGCGGAGAGACAAGCAATGGCGCAAGCGGCGTCACTTGCACCGAATCTTGATGCTGCCCGGTTCAACGGCCTTGGCGCGTACCTTCAGGCCGCGAATGGTGCGGTCGGCATTCCGATGTCGGCAGCTGGCCAGTATGCCGGGGGGCTGGGGTCGCTGCTTGGTCAATATAACACGCAGACCGGCACGACGAGCCAAGGCCTGGGTAGCATTCTGGGATCTGTAGCAGGTGCCGGCCTTGCTGGCTGGGCGTCAGGCGGGTTCAAGGGGTTCTGATATGGGCATGGCATTCCGGGGCAGCCCGTTTTCCGATGCATCGCTGCCGAATATGACGATGCAGCCAATGGTGCCTCAGCCGATGGCCACTCCACAAATTTCCGCGCCAAAGCCGGGCTTTTTTGACCAAGGTGGGATCGGCCGCGGAATTGTCGGCACGATTGGCGATGCGCTGCTGACGATGACTGGCGGGCGCCCTGTATTTGCACCGGCAATGCAGGCACAGCGCGAGCGTCGCCAGCAAATTGAGGACTATCAGCGCCAGAAGCTGGACCAGTACGGTCTGTGGCAGGCGCAACAGCAATACAAGGCAGCGCACCCGGAGCCGACTGACCTTAGCCAGCGAATTGCCGAACTCAACGCCTACAAGCCCGGTCTCGGTCACACCTATGCCGAGAATTACGCCAACAATGGCGGTGGGATGCCGCAAGTTATGAATGTGCCCGGCGTCGGATTGGTCAGCGTCCCGCGGCAGCAGACGCCAGCGGGACCTAACACAGCCCCGGCGATCCCAGATGCTGCTGTGTCGTACCTTCGCCAGAACCCCAGCATGGCAGCGCAGTTCGACCAGAAATACGGTGCAGGCGCGTCGGCGCGGTACTTGGGAGGCGCGGCATCGCAAGCCCCCTCCCCTTTCCCGATCCGCTGAAGGCCCCCGGCACGATGACCAGCGGGCGTAGAACGATTGAAGGTAACCGGCTGGTGGGAGGCGTGCCGACGAGCCACCATCTCACAGGCGATGGTGTCGACTATTCTGGCACCAGTGTTGCCGCGTTGCGGGGCTATTTCGGACCGAATGCCCGCTACCTGGATGAGGGCAACCACATCCACGTCACACTGCCCGGTTACGGACGCGTTCCCTACTATGGCCGTCGCGGCACGACAGGACTTCGCTAATGGCGCAGCAGAACAACCCCTTTGACCAGTTTGACGCTCCGGCGAATGGTCTTCCGCCGGGCGCTCAGGTTCTGATGCCGATCGCACCGCAGGTGCAGGCCAAGGACGCGACTGATCTGGCAAACGCTCGGCTGTCGGGACAGCGGACGGCGATCCAAAACCAGCAGGACACGGCCCTTTTCGAAGCGCAGCGCCGGAAGGCCTATGCGGAAGCGGCGAACGCTGAAGGCCAGAACCGTACCCGCAGTGGGAACATGGCGTTCGACCGAGCCGGAAAGCTGCGCAACGACTATCTGTCTCTGCCGTCTGTCAAAAGCTATACTCAGGCCCTTCCTGTGTACGCAGCGGGGCTTCGCTCTAAACCAGACGCTGCCGGCGACCTCAATCTGATCTATGCCTATGCGAAGGTCATGGACCCGAACAGCGTTGTCCGCGAGGGTGAGCAGGCGTCAGTCGCCAACGGCGATACCTTCATCAATCAGAAGACCGCCGAACTCCAGAAGCAGCTAGGCAACGGCGGTACGTTCAAGCCTGAATTCCGCAAGCGACTGCGCGAGGAAATGGCCGGTCGCATGACTGAGCTGGACCGCCAGTTCATCGCAGATCGCGTCAATTTCAAGCAGAATGCGCAGCGCAATGGGGTCAACCCGCTCGACGTGGTTGGCGAGCATCCAGGTGTGCGGTTCCAGCCACTTGAGGAACAGGTCTTGGGTCGTAAGGCTCCCGTTCTCGACTTCGCCGGGAACGTCGTAGCCACGGGCGCCACGCGAACGGAACGCGACCCGAAAGCGTCGAAGTTGGTCGACAGCCTTATCCGGTCCGGCGGGTCGGTTGACCAAGCAAACGCCGCGCTTAGCGCGATGGGGCTTGCTCCGGTCAACGCACAGCAGTTTACCGCGGCGCAGGCCCATTACAGGGCGAACCCCACCTACAAGGGCAGCTACGGCGATATTACGCGCGAGGTGCAGCAGTCGGCGCTCAACCAGGCGTCTGCTTCTCCCGTCGCTGCCGCCGTGACTGGCGCGTTTAACGGCTTAACCGGGGGGTATAGCGATGAGCTTTATGGGGCTGCGAATAGCCTTTTGACCGGAAAGCCGCTGACTCAAGCGATTAGGGAGGCGGACGCTTCCAAACAGGCGATTGCCTCCAACAGCCCCAAGTCGTCATTCGTCGGGAACCTCGTCGGATCATATGGCAGCGCGCTCGCTGGGGGCGCTGGGGCCGCTAGGCTTGGCCTCACCAGCTTGCTTGGGAAGACGGCTCCTTACGTCGGGAGCGCCGCATATGGCGCAGTCTCCGGGGCAGGCGAGAATAACGATAACAGACTGCTTGGCGCTGGGATTGGCGGTATCGCCGGGGCGGCGGGTTACAGCCTTGGTGAACTGGCGAGCATCCCAGTCGGCGCGGCAGTGCGTAGCCGTCCTGTGCAGGCTGCTATTGGCCAAACGCGACGCATGTTCGGCGGATCAATGCCCACCCCCCCGAGCGCGCTCACTCCAGCTGAGGCTGCCTATGCTAATGCGGCAGCAAAGGCTGATCCTGCTGCAATCACTCAGCGCTTGAGCGATGCCGCTGAACTCGGCGTACCGATGTCGCCCGCGGACGCCCATCCTGAATTGCGCGAGCTTGCGGGGGCTGCGGTGCGACGCTCTCCCACCGCATCGGCTTATGCCGAGAATACGCTAATTCCGCGCAGTCGCGGCCAAATCGACCGTTTCGGCCAAGCCGTAAACCGTGACCTCGGCCCTGCGGTGAACATTCCGCGGATGAGCGACGACCTCACGCGTCAGGCGCGTGCTGCGGCTACACCACTTTATGACAGGGCCTATCAGCAGCCGATCCCGTCAACACCCGAACTAGAATCGCTGCTGAACACGCCTTTTGGACGCGAAGGCATTGCCAAGGCCCGCACGATCGCTGCCAACGAGCGTCGATCGCCTACCGAGCTTGGATTTGCGCAGGACGCGAACGGCAATGTTGTGCTGAACCCGCAGCCGAATGACGCCGTTGCCCAGCATCTTTTTGCGCGTCAGGAACTCGACGCAGCCCAGGAGGCGTACCGAGCGGCAAAAAGCCAGCCGGGCAGCATGGACGCGGCGCGCACTCGCTTGGAGCAAGCCCGCCAGGGTGTCCGTCAGGCCGAAGCGCTATTGGCTCGCGCTCCTGACCCATCCGTCGCGGCCAGCGTGCCGACCTACACGACGCAGACGCTCGACTACGCCAAGCGCGGTATGGACGATGTGCTGGAGCAGTACCGCAACCCGATCACCAACCGTCTCGACCTTTCCGAAGCCGGCCGCGCTCAGAACGGGGTCAAGAACCAGCTTTTGGGCGAAATGGATCGGCTCAATCCGGTGTATGGTCAGGCCCGGCAGACGTACCAAGGCCCAGTCGCCTCGCGGGATGCGCTCATGCGCGGTCAGGATGCCTACAATCTCGCCCCTGACGTGTTAGAGCAGCAAATTGCCGGACAGACCCCGGAGCATCTGGCACAAATGCAGCTCGGCTATCGAGATAGCCTTATGGGTGCCGCCAACAAGGTCCGGTATTCGTCCAATCCGTTTGAAGCGACGCTGGGAACGCCGGTCGCAGAACAGCGCCTTGGCCTGCTGCATCCCGGCAACGAAAACATTCCGCGTCTGCTGCGCACTCGCGATATGGAGCGCGATCTAGCGCAATCGACCAGCGCCATTTTGGGAAACTCCAAGACGGCACAGCGGCAGATCGCAGACAAGGCATTCGACGGCGAGGGCCTAGGGCAGCTTGTCGATGTTGGCGTGAACCTCGCTACCGGGCAGGTGCCTACTGGCGTGCTGATTAAGGGCCTGACGGGGCAGAGCGTGAAGGACGCCTACAAGTTCGGCGTAGGAAAGCGCGCTATCGCCAAAGCCGATGATCTGGCGCCTATGCTGCTGAACCCCGATCCTGCGGCAGGCCAAATCGCGCTGAATGACCTGCTGACGCGCGCCAACCAGTATCAGGAATACGTTGCGGCTACCCGACCCACTCGTTCGCTTGGGATGTTTGGGCGTGGCTTAGCGACGGCAGGCGCGGCTCAGTACGGGCGCTGACCCGAGGCATCCATGATGATGAAGTAACCCCAGACGGCGCTTACCAAAACGAACACGACCCAAGACGCTATGAACGCCCGTTTCATGCGAATGAAGTGGAGGTCAGGTACATACTCACCGCGCCAGTTGCGATAGGCGGGAATCTCGGTGCGCTTGGCCTTCCAAGCGCGAAAGCGCGCCAAGTACTGGAACGTCAGGTTCGCGGCTGCGACAGCCAATGCGATGCTGAGGGCGTGCTGCCAGGTCACATCGCGTCATTAGCACTTATCGCTTTTACTCTGAAACGATTTCTGGCAGTAAGAGATAACGGGCTGACCCGGTGTTGGAACCACCTAGCCAGCCCTTACCAAAGCGAATGGAGGTTCGCATGGCTGACGCAGCCACTACCACCTCTTGCGAGGAATGGCGAGACGTTCCCGGCTGGGAAGGAATCTATAGGATCAGCTCACTCGGGCGAGTCGAGCGCTTGCCGAGATACGTCAAAACCAAGAATGGATCATATCGACTGCACCGCGGGGGAATATCCTTCGGCGGAAAACAGTCTGGCGGTTACAAAACCTTGCAGATGGCGGCGGAGGGTAGGTTCGAGCGCCGCAGCGTCCACGAACTGGTCTGCACCTTGTTCAATGGTCCTCGCCCGAACAGTTTTTCTCAGGTCCGCCACCTTGATGGCAGCAAGGATAACAACAAGGCCTCCAACCTAGCTTGGGGGACGGCCAAGGATAATGCTGAGGATCGCGAGCAGCATGGCACCGATCCTAAAGGGGAGCGCGCTGGCAACCACCGATTGTCAGAGGCGGATGTGCTAGCAATTAGAGCCGCATACGTTCCAAAATACGGAAGCCTAACCGCCCTAGCTCGGCAATACGGAGTCACGCCCACCCAAATCCTGCACATCGTCAAGCGGAGGCAGTGGGCGCATATATAAGGACTGCTGATGGCGATCATAACCTCAGGCGTCGAAACATGGTCCACTGACCCGGATCTGAACGGCACAATTGGCGGCATTAACATTGCGGAGAATTGTCCTGCCGCAAATATAAACAACAGCCTGAGGTATGTAGCTGCTGCGGTCCGCGTCTTCTACAACGGCGTGCCCAACGGTGATGCTTACGTAACGAAGAATGGCGGGGTGTTCCTGACGCAGCCCACGTTCTCGGGGCGCGGCGCCTTCCTGCACCACAACGATCCGCTCAACGCGTCTGGTCGTGTCTTCATCCAGGCAGCGGGCGGGTCGGTTCCTGCCGGCATGCAGAATGGGGACTTCCTGCTAGAATACTGATGGCCATCACGGTTTTGACCGCGGGAACGCGGCGGACAGCATCGAAGCTCTCGGTGCTGAGCGGTTCGCTGCGCCCGGCGAAGGCCCTGAAGGTCATGAGTGGCGGGCAGCTCCGGGTGGTTGCTACCTTCGGCCCGGTCGTAGGCCCGTTCAGCGTCTCGGCGCAGCCAGACTATGCCTACGGAGAGGCGAACAGCAACAAGCCGACACGGGTAACGTCTGCGGCCACGACGGCCACGGTATCCGGCGGGGTTGGGCCTTACACCTACGGCTGGTCAGCCGACGACGGTGGATTTTCCGTCGACTACCCGCGGCTCGCTACCACCACGTTCAGCGCGCTCATGACCCCAGGCAGGCGTTGCGGGACCGCAACCTGCATCGCCACTGACAGCTACGGCGCGACGGCAGCTTGCACCGTCACGGTCGACCTCAACAATGACGGGGGGTTCTAACCCATGTTTCACGCCTTCGATGTCGTAACCAACACGAAGGGCGACAGCCTTGTCGGCTATCAGGTTCTCGTTCGCGATCCGACGACTGGCGCGGTCATCCCGATTTTTGCGGACGATAACGGCACCCCCATTGGGACCGTCTCCAACCTCATCAACATCGCGCTGACCGACAACGCCGGAAACTACAGTTTCTTTGTGCCGTTCGGGACGTACAACCTCGAATTTCGCACTCCTGACGGCGTTTCGGTCCGCACGATCAACAGCGTCCCGTTCAACAGCGGCTCACAGGGCGCGCCTGGTCGCGACGGCCTCGACGGCAACACCGGCCCCGCCAACAGCACCTACACCAGCCTCGCAGCGCTGAAAGCAGCCCCAGTCACGAACGCCAGCTACATCTTCGCGCCCCCTGGTGGCACGGAAGGCAGCACGACGGCCGGCACGTTCCTGTACCAGACCGCCGGTGCCCCTTACACTGCCGATGGCGTCAACATCATCAAGCTCGACGCCGTACCGCTGACGACGGGTGCGTTGGTTCGGCAGTCCGCAACAGGAGTGAATTTCGACGGCCGTGACGCGGGTTCGAAGTTGCTTGAAAGTCCGAGCATCACTGATGCCCGGTTCTCGGGAGGAGCTAAGGGCAGCGCTAATGATACACCTGCCATACTTACCGCCCTGTCGGGGACCGTGGCCGGTAGCGATGTAAAGCTGCCGCCCAATACGTACCGGGTAAATCGAACCCTCCGATTGAACGAAGCGAAAGCATTGAGCGGCGGTGCGCGTGAAAGCGTGACGATCATCTTCGCTGCGGACGGCGTGTATGATGACTTGGGCGACGGGACGAAAGCGGCGTTTATGGTGCCGCATATCACGAATCCTGGGGGCGGAGATGGCCGGCGCACAGTTCTCAACGGCTTTACAATCAAGCTGGAGGCTGGCGCCCCAACCGGCATCAGGGGATTCGTTTTCAATGCGCCAACCTATGCCTATGAACTGGCTGCGGAAAGTTTCACTTCGGATGGGTTCTCTGTCTACGCCGGTGCGGATCAAACCGTAAAAGGTAACGCCAACGGCTCTAGTTTAGTCAACTGTTCCGCACGCCTGAACACCGGATCGGGGTTTTCCTTCATCGGCAACGATGCAAACGCATGCATTGTCATGGGATGCCGATCGTCCGACAACCGCGGCTACGGCTTTTTCGGTAACGACCTTCTCGGCAACGGCGGGTTCGGCAATGAAGCCGACAATAACACGCTTGGCGGGTTTTGGACGTCCGACGACAAGCCCAACCGCACGGCGCTGTACTCGCCCTATACGGAAACCGCGCCCCATATGATTTTGGGTCGACTGTCGCTGGTTATTCAGCCGCAGGGCCTTGGCGCACCGGAGCGCGCTTGGGGCGGTCACGTCATCGCCTCCACGCCGTCACGCGATCTGTATCATTCGGTGGGACTGCGTTTCGCGCCCGACATTCAGACGGCCCAAGACATGGGTCCCGGCACGGCGCTTCGGCTGAATGATGACGGTCTCGAATGGCGACCGCACGCAGGAGGCGGCCTTTTCCGCATCGCCGCTGACTACAACCCAAATTACGTTGACATCGTCTACGAAGGCAACTTCCTGTTCCGGCTCGCAAAGCAGGCGATCACCGGCAATTTCAATGCAAAGACTCCGTACCTTCCCGGTGGATTTGTAACAGGTGACAACGTTCGGTCCGGGATCGTTGGTGCTTCGATGTCAGCGCCTAACACTGGCATGTACGATCGTGGTGCAATCTGGCTGAACGAAAGTCCATCGCCGGGAGGTAACGTAGGTTGGGTATGCACGGTCGCAGGCGATCTTGCGACGGTTGGTGTGGTAAAACCTTTTGGCACGATTGGAGCGTAACATGGGTGTCCTCGTTGATCTGCCGATTGATACCGGCGAAACCCGGCGCATCTACGTTCGACTGAATAACTTTGACCAGGTTGCAAATCATGGAGTGCCGGCGACTGCCCGCTTCCGTGGCTTCATCTGTCGTGACGCCTACGAAAGTGGGGGCCGGTTCGTTTTCGAACGGGTGGTGGAGTTCGACGCCGACGTGTCCCAGCCGCTTTGGGCGCAGGCATACGCCGCACTAAGACGAGAGCCGGACTTTGCCGAAGCCACTGATGAGATGGCGTCATAGCTGCGCCCACCCCAACCCCTTCAACCAAGGAGAAGACCATGAGTGACGATCCCCACACGCCGATCGTGATCCCGCCCGAGGGTGATGAGCCGACGCCGGACGGTTTCGGCGATGAAGGTGGTTTGGGCGGCGATAGCGGTCCGACGTCCCCTCCCCCTCCTCCGCCCGACTTCGGAGGCAAGTAAGCCATGATGCTGCCGTTCTTCGCCGCACTGCTGGCGCTGCTGATCGTCGCGATGGTCCGCAGTGAGGGGCGCATGGCAGGGACGGCAGCTATCCTGCTTGCCAATTGGGTAATCGAGGTGGCGGTGATCCAGCTTACCGGGGAGCAATTCCCGTGGATGCTGTTCCTGACCGTCGACTATCTGAGCGCCCTTGGCATTCTGGCAATGTCGTACACCCGTTGGCAGCTGGCGGTCATCGCAATCTATGCGCTCCAGGTGATCTGCCACGCGGGCTACGGGCTGTCAGATCAGGGTGCTTGGGCATCATATCACTATTGGTGGGCACTGACATACACCGGCTGGGGGCAGCTGGTCGCGATGGGGGGATGGATCGCTTATGCGCTGGTTGGTGGCCCTGATGGCGCTGGCAGCCGCCTACCATCTTATTTCCGTCGTCATCTCACGCGCGGGGAGACGCGTCCATGATCGAAACACTGCGCCTGATTAACGCGGTCGTGTGGGTCGCACTGCTCGTCTCTCTGTTCGCGCCCATGAAGAAGGCGGTTTGGAGTGGGGGCGCAACGCCTGTCGAACGAGTTCTAGCCGTCGTCTGGTGGCTAGCATTCAACCGCATGTGCTTCGTCAGCGTGTCGCAGTACACGCCCGACGCCGAAGCCCTGCTCGCTTTCTGCTACCTGTTCGCGACGGCCGGCGGTGTCGCCATGCTGATCGTCGCTCGGAGTGCGCGGCGTGCCTGACGGCCCCATCCCCGTCGAAGTCGTGAAGGCTTGGACCCCCGGCGCCTATGCCGGGTGGGCTGCCGTCATCGTACAGTGCTTCATCGCGCTTGGGCTCGTGATCAAGAAGGGGCCTGAATGGCTTGACCGGTGGATCAGCAAGCGCCGGCAGGACGCCGACATCGACCTTGCCGAGCGCACGGCCAAGGCGGCGGAAAAGGCCGCTGAAAAGGCTGAGGAAGCGGCTGAAGCGGCGCAGGTGGCAAAGCGCGTGGATGCGCTTGAGGACCGGGTGACGCGCATGGGGCAGGCCGTTTCGTTCCTTATGAACGCCGCAATCACCGCCACCAATGCCCTACCCGAGGGGCATCCGGCAATCGCGCAGAGTCGCGATCTGATCGCGCTCGCCGCGTCCGCAATCGGCGGTGACGATCCATTCAGCAAGGCGCTTACGAAGCTCGCCAATGTGAAGGGGAATGGGGAATGACCGACGCAATCACCGAAATGGCTACAGCGCACCTGCGCGCTGAGGAAGGCGTTCGCAAGGCAGCCTATCAGGACCACCTTGGATGGTGGACGATCGGCGTTGGGCGGCTGATCGATGCGCGAAAGGGCGGCGGGCTGTCGGACGACGAGATTGACTATCTGCTCGCCAACGACATCGCCAAGGTGCAGCGGCAGATGGCGGGATGGCCCGCATGGGAGAAGGTTAAGGCCGATCCCGTCCGCGCTACCGCGCTTATCAGTATGTGCTTCCAGCTGGGGTCGCAGGGGCTGGCAGGGTTCAAGAACACGCTGGCGATGATCGCGGCCGGGCGCTGGGCCGACGCAGCCAAGAACATGCTTCAGTCGAAGTGGGCGCAGCAGACGCCGGCTCGCGCGCGACGGATCGCAGCCATGATCGAGACGGGGAAGGCGTCGTGATCGAACGCCACAACCTGATCGCCTTCTCTGTGCTGATCGCCGCCATCTGCTACCTAGCCACAATCGCAGCCATCCTGGCCTTCTACGGCAAGTATGCGGAAGCGCTGGGGTTCGGGGGCCTGACGACGGGGCTTGTCGGCGTGCTGGGCACCTTTCGCCCCAAGAGCGCCGTAGCCAACGTCGAGAAGGCAGAGACGGTCAATCAGGGGCCGACGGCATGATCCCCTTCCTCCTCCCCTACATCGCCCGAATTGGCGTGCCACAGCGCCTTCAGCGCACCGCAGCATGGGTGGTGACCCTCATCATCGTCGCAGCCATTGCAGCCCTCTGCGTTTGGGCGTTCTGGCGCTGGGTCGGGCATCGCGAGCAACAGGCCGTGCAAGCCGATCGCGTGGACGTGACCATGGAGGCAGCGAACCGCGTGATCGCAGCCACGGAAGCGGCGGACGTGAACCAGGCGGCGCGGGATGAGGTTACCGCCACCAACGACAAGGAACTTAGCCATGAAGCCTCGAAAGGCGATGCGACTGCTGTTGGCCCTGGCACCGCTGCCGTTCTTGCCCGCATGCGCGAGCAGCAAGCCGCGGGTCGTCGTTGAGGCACCCCCTGCCTATCGCCTGACGTGCAAGGGCGAGCCGCGCGTGCCGGATACGCTGACGGATGAAACCACGGCTGCATTCATCGCGGCGCTTGCCGATGCTGGGGCGGACTGCCGATCGCGGCTGGCATGGGTGCGGGACTGGTCCGCGAAGGTAAAATCCGGTAACAAGTAGACGTCCCTGCTCTGCGCTATGGATTGGGCTTACCCGGTCGACGCATCAGGCTTGGGGTGGCGGTTCCGGTAGCCGCCACCTCACCCCCTCATCGGCATCACCGACAGATCGCCGGCCAGAAACCGCCGCGCCCGATCGCGGAAGAAGTCCCGATACTGCGCTGTGCCGGTGAACCACGTCGTTCCAAACGGCACGTCGAACGGTATTTCGCTGACCGGGGTGTAGGCTGCTAGTTCCTTTGCGCACGCATCCGTTATGGGGTTCACCATGTCGTCGGCGTGTTTGCAGCGCGGGTCCATGGCGGAACGTTAGTGGAACATGCAACGGATGTATAATCCGGGGTGGCCGCTTTCTACGATTGGGGCTTTCCGTTTAATCCCCTCACCTCATCAAGCGCGACGATCGCGGCGCGAATTGGCGGCGTCTCGATTGCCTCACCAAGCTCCTTTTCGGCGATCCTTTCGTTCCACCACTCGTTCAGCAGCTTTTCGCGATTGGCGGCAATATCGCGATGCCACATCAGCCAGACGATCGTATCGGCTGCTTCCAGATCACCGGCCGCAACCAAACGGTCGACAACGGCTTTCAGGTGGACGTTGTTCGGCGCTTGGTGCTTGCCGACGACGGTGGGCTTGTAGCCCTCGTATACCTCGCGAGCTTCCATCACTCCCCCCGCGTATCAATGCTGCGGATGGCGGCACGGGCGGCGACAACCGTATTCATATCTCGCTCAATCTTATGCCGCATCCCAGGATGCCCCCATACCCTTTCGAAACGCGCCTCCACCTCGGCAGCTAGTTCGTCAGCACAATCGGAAAGCAATTTCTCCAACATACTGATCCGCTCCCGCATCGCCTCCTCGGCTTGGTGGCGGTCCGATAGCAGCCATTCGATCGCATCGGCCGCAGCGATGGCGTCTGGGTGTGCATGCTCGCGCACCTCGCCGGCAGACATCTCGACGGGCAGGCCGTTGATCGCGGATATCATCATCCGTGATTGCTGCACCAACCTGCCCTTACGCAGGCGATCGGCAAGCTCGCGTAGCTCCTCAACGCTCATTGGTGGCTCCTGTGGTGGCGGGCGGAAGCTCAGGGAACGGCATCCAATGCGTCGGGGCATCGCCGACCGTCTCAGCCCATTGCGTACGCTCGCTTGTGCCCGAATAGTACCAGCGGCCTAGCTCGCCGTAATAGCGACCGAAGCGCGTCCACCGCTTCTCAGCGTGGCAGCAAAGAACATGCTTTGACTTCTGCCACACCTCCTTCGGCGCCGTCTCAATCGGTTGCCACTTATCCACGACCCGCCTCCATCGCTCGGGCGCGGAAAGCGATCGCGTTCTCCAGTTCGCCTTCCCGCACGTCGCGCCAACGCTTGCCCTTCGTGTAGAATTGCAGCGTACACGGCCCGTCTTGGCTATAGACCATCAGGTAGTGCGCCGCCTCGTTCATGGCGCGCACCGATGGCCCTTCGCAGCCCGCTACCGGCATGCCATCTTGGATCAGGCGGAAACGCATCGTGTCCTCCACCAGCCCTTCGCGCGTGAGGTCGGTCATGCGACTAGCTCCCCGTTGCGGTCCTTGGTCAGCTTCTCGCCGTCAGCGTAGACGGCGTACCGATCGCCAGCATGGTACGCCCCATACCAAGCCATGATCGGCTCCATGCTCGCGGTGTCGCAGCGGATCGCCATCACCTTCGGCCGCGCATCGCTATTCACGAATTTGAGTTCGACCATCTCACTCTCCTTTGCGGGCGGGGTCTGCGGCGCGAGCGCGGCGGGCGCTGTCGTATTCCTTGCCGACTAGCCCCATGCGCTTCACATCCTCGGGCCAGATACCAGCGCGGCAGTGCGGACACGCCGGCACCATGTTCCGCTTGCGCCACTTCTGGTCGATTTCCTTGGCGGCGATCGACCGAAGCTGAAACGACTGCGCCTCGTTGGCCTCTTCCAGCATGCGGCGGGCCTTCTTCTGCGCACCGTCAAAATGCTCGACCAGCAGCTTGAACGCGTCGAATGGCTCAACGTCCGTCTCGCAATCCGAGCACCAGATGCGACGCTCTCGATCGTCATAGCGTAGGCCGTGATGCCGACACGTCCGCACTGGCCGGCGCGTCATGCCGCGAGCAACACGCAGATCGCCAAAGTCGATGACAGTCACCCCGCCAAGGTACGACTGAGGCTCGATAGGCGGCGTTCGCGGACCTTCCTCGTTCATTCTGCGCTCCTGGGTTTGGTGGTGGGGGTGCGACGGGCTGAGGGGTGCGTGCCAGCTGCGATCTGGGCCATCACGTCTAGGCTCGGCATTGCTGTCCACACATCCAAAGCGTGGAAGCCGCCGATTTTGCCTGCCAACGCAGCGGCACGGTACATATCCAGTTGGAAGCCGCTATCCCGGCAGACGCGGATGTATAGGTCTTGCCGGAGCTTGCGCTCTACCTCGCCCATCTATCCCTCTCCCTTGTCGAGGTGGCGGGGGATGTCGGAGGCTTCCCATAATCTGTTCACCGTTCGCAGAGCCACCGCGCCGAACGCGCTAAAATCCGTATACTGACACCTGAGGATGATAAGATCGCGGACCTGCTGCACTTCTTGTTCGGTCACGACGTGAGTGAAGTGGCGGGTCATGCTGCGATGTCCGCGAACATGCCGGCGTCGCCCGCAATCCGTTGTTGCGCAATCTCGGCATAGGCCGGGTTCAACTCGATCCCAATGCAATCGCGCTGATAACGATCGGCCACTAGACCGGTCGTTCCGGCGCCGAAGAATGGATCCAGCACAGTGCCGCCGTGAGGGCAGCCGGCCTTGATGCAAATTTCCGCCAATTCCTCAGGCATGGTGGCGAAGTGGGCACCTGCGAAGTTTGGGGGAGCGAGGTGCCAGACGCTCTTAAGATTTGCACCGTTAGCCATCTGCTCGGCTTTGGTCATTGCGTCCCAGCGATCATTGAAGCCGGCATGACGGCGTGTATGGCCACGCTGTTTGTCGCCGCCCACTGCCTTCATCGCACCGTTCGACTTGGCGCCGCCATTTGCGCGCACGGATCCGGCCTGTTCAGCAACGTTTTGTGCCAGTCGGCCTACCGAACTTTCAGCCAGAGGCGTACGAACGGCATCGCGATCGTAATGATAGGTTGCCGACTTCGCGAACTGAAACACGAACTCATGAGCGCAGGTAGATCGATCCTGCACACTCTCGGGCATCGGGCGTTTCTTGAACCACACGTTGTCCTGGCGCAGGATCCAGCCATCGTCCTGTAGCGCCAGCGCGAGCCGTGCGGGCATCAGCAGCTTATTCTTGCCGGGGCCAAAGCTGTCGCCGATGTTGAGCCACAGCGTGCCGTCGTCCCGCAGCACGCGTCGCACCTCGCGGAACACCTCGACCATGCCGACAATGAACGCCTCTGGTGTGGCTTCAAGCCCCATCTGTCCGTCATGCCCATAGTCGCGCAACCCGAAGTAGGGCGGCGACGTGACGCAGCAGTGGACGCTTGCGTCTGGCAACTTGGCCAAAATTTCGCGGCAATCGCCTACTTTGATCGTGACAGCCATAAGGTCAGTCTTGCCTCTTTAACCACTAGCGGATAAGACCATACCCACTAGCGGATTGCAAGGGATAAAGCACTAGTGGAAACGATTGATTCGACTAGCGGTTACGCGAACGCTACAGCGCGCCGGATGACGCGGCCCAAAGAGTTCACCGAGCAACTCGCCTTCCTCGTAAAGGAGGGGACGAAGGAGCGGATTGAGTCCGCGCGCGGTAACGTAAAGACGGCCGACTTCCTCCGCCAAGCCATAGACGACGCGATCGCCAAGGCTCGTCGCTCCAGTCGGAACAAGCCGTGAATCAGGCTCCGGGAATAATTCGCTAGGCGCACGCTTCGGCCTGCTTGCCGTAATGTGCCTCTTCGGTGGCGATCAGCGCCTGCCGAAGCTCTTCCATCGACATCTGCGGACCATGGCGCGATTCCCGCGTCATCTTCTTGTACCAGTCGTTCGGATCGACTTCGGTTGAACCACGCTCGGCAACTCCCCGCGGCAGCTCGACTTTGGGAAGCCGATCGATTGCGCTCAAAAGGTCGTGAGCCGGCCGGAACCACTCGCCGCCAATCCTAAGGCGAGCGAACAGACGATGCCACTCGGACTCGTCATTGCGTGTACCCGGAACCATACCGATGAACCGGAGCGCGCGTGGGTTGCCGCATTGGATGTTGTAGATGCGGGCCTGGGGGTTGGCCGCGTACCCGATTTTGATCGGCCCCTTGCGCCCTTCCCGGATGAAATAGACCCAGCCTGTGCTATGTATCTCGTCAACCAC